ATACTGGTGATATCAAGAAGAAGCAGGAAGCTATGGCTGATGCTCTTAAGTTCTACCAGAAGACTGGTAAGTTGTTTGAAGAGAAGGTGTCTGCCCTTGTTAACAAGGAGTTTACCAAGACTGAGATCCAGAAGTTCTGGATGGATGTTTGGGGTATGATTGAGACTCCTATTGTTGCCAATCCGCAGACTGAGGCTGAGTATACTAACTATCTTAAGGCTACTACCACGATTGCTAAGTGGTCTGATACCTTTGATAGTGAGCGCCAGTCTCTTAATAGCACTGCCAATCTGTGGCTTGTTGCTAATGCTGTGACTAAGGAAATGCAGCATCGTATTCCTGCCCGTGGTAAGAAGCCTACCTTTGAGTCGGCTGCTTACAATAACTTGTTGGGTAAGAATCAGGATGCTACTATTGAGGTTATGAAGTATGCTCTTACTTTCGCTTAAGGAGAACACTATGGCTACTAAGAAGACTAAGAAGAAGATTGAGAAGAAGAATGTTGTTGTGGAGGAACTGACTCTTTACAAGACCTTTGCCGATGAGGTTAGTGAGGTTCACTATAGTCTCTTTCGTTTGAAGGATGATGCTTTTAATGGAGAGGTTACTCATAAGGAACTAGTTGAGCGTCTGTTTGAACTGTGCCATGCACTTGATAAGGCGCTTGATACTATTGAAGTAGTTCAAGACGATGACGATGGCTATGATGACGGTGACGATGATGATTGGTATCTCGGATAAGGAGTAACAATGTGTAAGCGTAATCGTGCTTACTATAGTGACGAGCATGGGTATGTGTGTGACTGTCGAAGAACAGAAGACCCATACGAAATGCTCTGTTGGATTTGTCAAGAATATGTAGACGAACAGGAGGATATACTTGACGAGACTATGGAATCAGATGACGAAGACGGAACAGGAGAAGAGAACAACCCTTCAGATCGTTACTGAAGAGGAGATGCTTGCTCTATCTGAGAACAAGTATTGGGATGCATACAATGCTAATCCCGATGAAGGTATTCCAGAACAGACATTGATTGATGCTTGTGTTATTCATCTTACTCCTTTCTATCAGCAGTGGATTGATACTATCTCAGAGAATAGAAAGACTCCTGAGTGGGCTACGCCTTTGTTTGCAGTAGGTGCTGCAAAGATGGCTGACATTACTATCAGAGCTTTGATTCTTGAGTGGTTCAACTCATCTTTCTGGGAGCGTAAGTATGAGGGAGATCTCTTTCCTCTGCCTACTGCTCAGCATATTGCTCATGTTATATCTGAGATGGTAATTGAGATTGTTGCTTATCAGCAAGCTAAGAAACAATTCCGTGAGGATTGGCTTAAGCAATCTCACTACCAAAAGAAGTGGACTGCTAAGCGATGCAAAGCATTTGCTTATAAGATGGGTACGTTAAACAAGAAGAACTTTAATAGGAAACAACGAGAAGACTTTGGACATCATATGCTGCGTATTGCAGAGATGTCTGAGATTATTCAGCTCAAGAATATTCGCAAGCATACAGGCAAGCGATGGACTGAGCGAGTAGTTGTTACCTTTACTGATGATATTCTTAGCGAGTTGCACAAGCGACATCAAGATGTTATTGCTAAGGCAGCATTGCTTTATCGTCCTATGATTGTCCCACCTATTGAGCATACGCTTACCAGCAGCGGAGGTAATCTTCTCCAGTATGTTCGTAAGCCTGTGGTTCAGAAGTTTAAAGATGTAATGTGGGATGAGAAGGTACAGCAGAATGGTAGTACACCATCACAGACTGTGCTTGATGGTCTTAATGCAATGATGCATACTGAATGGACTATCAATACTAAAGTACTTGAAGTAATGGAGAACTTGTTTAAGAATAATACACGGGAAGCTAATCTTCCTGCGTATGACTTCTCAGCATTTGACTTTGCTGAAACATATCCTGCTAGTGGTACTAAAGAAGAGCAAGCAAGATGGTGTGCTCAAAAGGAAGAGGCTTATAGTAACTGGTATAAAGAAGAACAGTTGCGTGGTCGTATGCTTGTCAGGCTACAGCTTGCTAAGTATCTGATCCCTCAGAAGTTCTTCTATCATATCTTTACTTGTGACTTTCGTGGTCGTGCTAACTCAGCATGTGATCTACTGTCGCCACAAGCATCTGACTTTGATCGTGGTCTTATTATGTTTGCCGAACCGCGCAAGCAAACCACAACTGGTAAGTACTGGCTACAAGTACATGTCGCTAATCTCTTTGATCAGGACAAAGTTCCTTTTGATCAACGAGCTAAGTGGGTACAAGATAATATGGATATGTTTAGACGAATCAATGATGATCCGTATGAGACACGCAAGCTATGGGTATCGGACAAGAAGAAAAAGAATCCTTCTTTCCAGAGACTTGCTGCTGTGTTTGATCTGTGTCGTACTGATGGTATGACGCAGGTTCCCGTACAGATGGATGGTTCCTGCAATGGTGTACAGCATTGGGCTGCGCTTATGCGTGACCCTGCTCTAGCTAAGCAGGTTAATCTAGTCAAGACAGCACAGCCACAGGATCTATATCAGTTTGTTGCAGATAGCATGACTGATAATATGATTGCTGTAAAAGAAGAAGACAGTAATAAGGGGCGGTGGGCAAGTAAATTTCTTGAGTATTGGGAAGGGGATATTGATCGCTCAGTAGTTAAGAGAGCGGTGATGACTGACCCATATGGTGTAACATTCTATGGTATTCGCAGATACTGTAAGACTGAAGGACATCTTGATTGGGTAGGTAAAGATCAGATTGCTGGTGCAGTTATGGAACTTGCTTCCTTTATTGATCGCGCCCTCAAGGGTACACTAATTGAACCTAATAAGGGTAAGGCTTGGCTCAAGGTTACGGCTGATATGTTCTCTGAAGTTGGTAAGAATGTTGAGTGGACTACACCATGTGGCTTTAAGGTTGTTCACCAGTACTATGAAATATTAACTAGACGATCAGTTGCCAAACTGTTCGATATGAAAGAGCTGCACTTTGGTGCGCCGGATAAGGAAACAATAGATGGAAGCTCAGTTAATCTGGCTATCTCTCCAAATTACATACACTCGTTGGATGCGAGTCATATGTGGTCTACCATCAAGCGAATGATTGATTCAGGTATCACTCAGTTCAGCATGATCCACGACTCTTATGGTTGTCCTGCTCCAGATGTTAATCTTATGAGAGCCTTTACTAATGAGGAGTTTCATAAGATGCACAGCACTAATCTGTTAGCAGATATGCGAGAAGAACTTATTCAAAACATTGGTATTGAATTGCCCGAGACCCCAGAGGTAGGCACATTCAACATTGATAATGTTCTAGATGCCGAGTACTTCTTTCAATGAAAGACAAAGTGTACAAAATAACAAGTGAAGGTGACATGGAAGAAGCGGTTAAAGTATTTACTGCTCTAGCTATGTCAAAGAAAAAACGTAAGAAGTTATCGCTATGGTTTGCTACCGAAGCATTCAGTGATATCTTTTTAAACGCTGCGTATACGGAGTTCTCTTTGAAGAACATACCGCCGCAGCCTAACATGAATATTAATATCTATATTGGAGGAGATAATGAAGACGATCTGGAAACCGAACAAGATGCTTAATGGAAAGCATTGGCGTTGGGGTGATCTCTATGATAGTTGGAATCAACTACAGAAGGATCACTTTGATGGTAAGCTTGATGTCTATGCCCCAATCAATGGACTTCCCTCTCTCGCTCAGCAGTGGAAGGATTCATTCAACCGGAGGAAGCGCAAGTGAGCAAGAAGAAACCAAAGACGATTGATGCTTCCTGCCCCGTTACGTTGATGGGGTGCGAAGGAGAAGTGATCGTAGAGATGACTCCGACCGAGGCAGTTTCGATGCTCGAAAAGGCATGGCAGGAAAACAAGCGACTGCGGCAGGAGAACGCAACCCTCACCGCCGAGCGCGACGAGGCGAGGCGGGAGATATGTGAAGGTGTTGCCGCCATCTCCGCATCTACAAACGCAAAGCAATGGGCGCAAGAGCGCGGCTGGGACTGCTTCAAGGAGGATCGCAAGTGAGTAGAGTTTTAGTTATCGGGGATACCCACTTCCCCGCAGTTCTAGATGGATACCTTCAGTTTGTGAAGGATGTCAAGAAAGAATACAAGTGTGACAAGGTTATTCATATTGGCGATGTGATCGACCACCATTGTATCTCATTCCATACTAAGCACCCGGATCATCCCGGTGCTGTGTCGGAATACAAGCAAGCAATGGAATGCATTAAAGAATGGAAGGCTTCATTCAAGAACATGATTGTTACTGTTGGTAACCATGATGATAGAGTGCGCCGACTAGCAGGTGATGCTGGTATTCCAGACTTTTATATCAGGAGCTTCAATGAAATTTATAATACAAGTTGGCACTGGGTTAAGAACCACACTGTTGATAATGTGTTTTATTATCATGGTATTGGGGGTGGCGGTCTATACCCTGCTTTCAACACTGCTAAAAGTATGGGTATTTCTGTGGTTGCTGGTCATCACCATTCTTGCGCCGGAATTAACTGGCAAGTTAGCCCAATGCATTCGCTCTTTGGAATGAATGTTGGATGTGGTGTTGATCGCAAGCACCTTGCTATGAAGTATGGCGAAGACCATATTAAGAAACCCGTAATTAGTTGTGGCGTTGTCGTTGATGGCAAGCCCTATATTGAAATGATGAGTCTTTAAATAAGCCCTATGGTTGGGGCTACAGATATACTGTATATCAGAAAGGAGAAAAGAAATTATGAATACTGAAACTGAAATGGTTGATGGCGTTGTTACTGAAGCTACCACCACTCCCGCACAGGAAATGGTTCCTGCTATCCGTAGTGATAGCGTAGTTGCGTATCTCAGCGGACTTGCGTCTGGTCTGAGTGCTATTGTTAACGACCTGAACATGCAAGTGAATCAAATCACTGGCGAAATGAATAAGGATAAGACCACTAATGGTTAATAAAAAGATGAAGAAGATGCCTCAGTTTGTGACTGAGGTTTCTGAAGTTAAGTGGAGCAATCTCCTTAAGCCAGACACGGCTTTTGGTGAGGCTTCTGCTAATCATAACATTACGATTCTTCTGGACAAGACTCTTGAGAAGAAGCTCGCTGAGTTGCTCAAGCAGTCTGGTGCTAAGAAGATCAATGGTATCATGGAGAAGGATGGAGTCAAGACACTCAAGGCTAAGAGCCGTGTCTATGTAGAGCAGGGTAAGTTCCCTTGCGTTGACTCTGCTGCACAGGAAACTGATGCGGTTCCATTTGGCGGTGACAAGGTTCGACTGAAGCTTGCCCCTGCTGTTGTCGCCCGTGATAACAGTCTGTCTGTTTACCTTAATGGTATCCAGATCGTAGAGAAGAATGCCAACAACATGACCGGATCTACTGGCGGTGGCTTTAGTGCTGTCGATGGTGGGTTTGTTGGCGCAGCAACCCCAAAGTCTGCGCCCGAAGTTGAAGAGACTGAGGACGAAGACCTTCCATTCTAATTGAACTGGAAGTTTAATATCAATCCCGTGGCTGCTTCAAGACCACGGGTTGGTAAATGGGGTGCATACTATACAGGTACATACAAAGAGTTCAGAGAGAAAGCCTCTGAAATTGTATGGGATACTATTGGTACTAGTTGGCAAGCCCTTGAGGGTGAGCTATCAGTAACAATAGAACTGTATGTAAAGCAACCAAAGTCTACTGAAAGAGGATGGCCAAAGGCAGACATAGACAACTTTGCTAAGGCTGTTCTGGATACAATGAATACTAAGATCTGGAAGGATGACTCTCAGATCACATCACTCTATGTATCTAAACAGTGGGCTAATAAAGGTGAAGATGGTTACTTCACATTAGAAGTATCTAACTAAAGGGAGAGGGGAGAAATCCCCTTTCCTTTTTTCAAAAGGAGAATCATGTACGAAAATATTTCAGTTGAGTTGATCGACAAGATGGGAACAGACAACACGGTTGTCGATGCTGCTAGAGTGTCGTTCAGCAAAGAAGCTGCTAACTACACAGAAGAGCAGAACAGTAAGCTTATCAAGTACTTGGCAAAGCATAATCACTGGAGTCCTTTCGCTCATTGTACTCTACAATTTAGAATCAAGGCTCCTATCTTTGTTGCCCGACAGTTGCAGAAGCATCAGGTTGGGTTTGCTTGGAATGAAGTGAGTCGCCGTTATGTTGATTGCGATCCTACTTTCTGGAATCCAAAGCGTAATTGGAGAGGTCGTGCTGAAAATAAAAAGCAAGGCTCATCTGATGATTTAGTACAGGATCATATTGAAGTACAGGAATTCTATGAAGACGCTATGCTTTATATTTGGCAGACCTACGAGTTAATGCTTTCTTATGGCGTATGCCCAGAGCAAGCCCGTGCTGTGCTTCCTCAGTCTATGATGACAGAGTGGTACTGGACTGGTTCTCTGTACGGCTTTGCCCGTGTGTGCCAGCTACGGCTCGATGCTCATGCTCAGAATGAATGCCGACAGGTTGCCATGTGTCTTGATGATGCATGTGCTCAGGCGTTCCCAATGTCTTGGAAGGCTCTTAATGGAACAGTGGATTGATCTAGCTAAACATATTGCATCGACTGTCGATAGAGACAGGGCGCATATATCGTTGATCGTTAGAAAGAATAGGCTGCTTGCTCTGGGTACTAACAATTGGAAGACTCATCCTAAGACTGCTGAGTATGGGTACATGTATCCCTATCTTCACTCTGAGTTGGATGCCTTCCGAAAGATAAAGACACCACATGATAAGATGGTTCTTTATAACTTTAGGTTTAGTAAGACAGGTAGATTAGGAATGGCTAGGCCATGCAAGTTCTGTATGCCTTGGTGTTCCCATGTGTTTGATCGGATAGTTTATTCTAATGAAGAAGGATTAATTATAAATGACAGACCATGAAAAAGAACTTGAATATATTAAGTTACAAAGAGATCAAGCCCGTAAAGAATTAGTTGCATATGACGCAATCCACGGTAAGTTATCGGTTGCTGATGCAGCCAAAGCTAGAGGATGGGATTACTTAATTCTTTTTACAAAGGATAAAAAACTATGAACGGCAAAGGAAGTAAATATCGTCCAGTTGATCGTAAGAAATACGAAGAAAACTATGATGCTATCTTCAGATCTCTTGATCGTATCAACAAGAAATTCGATAAAGCTTTAAAGAAACTAAAAGACAATGAAGACAAAGACACTAAGCGAACTTGAAGAGATGGTCTATGATCTTGCGGCACTTAGTTATAAGGTTGGTCGTATTGAAACAGATGGTACTTCAACTCAAGCAAAGTATAATAAACTGGTTGAGCAGCGTGACGATTTAAAGAATAATATTGCAGCTGCTTTTAAATCCTACACAAACTCTTATCCAATCGAATTAGGTTGGGGAAAAGGCAAAGACGAATAATGTTTAATGATAATGTTCTTAGTGATGAGTGGTTGCAGATGAACTTCCCAGTTGGTACTGGTCCAATGATCGTTGTTGGTGGAGATATTGTACCATCAAAGAATCATTATATGAGGATTGAGTTTGATAAGAACTCAGACAGTGCTCACTTTGTTATTAATGAAACGCCTGAAGATCGTGGTGGTCTGCGTGGTGTTAACGAAGAGACTGTTGTTTCATTTAGCATGCCACGCGAACTCTTGCTAAAGATTGTTCGTGTTATTAAAGTAAGTAATAATAATGTTATGTGGTGAGGTAAAAATGAATGAGCTTATTTCAAAAGAAAACAGAATGTCCACGCTGCGCGGCTAATGGTGAAGACCGCAGTGGAGACAATCTCGCGGTCTATGATGACCATGTGTATTGTTTCAAGTGTAGTTATCACCGTAATACAAAAGGAAAAGAGATGACCGATGAGACTGTTACGCTACAACCTAAAGAGTTTAAGACTCTCACTGGTTCTTACATTGATCTTGAAGATCGCGGTATTACGGAAAAGACTTGCCGACTCTATGGCTATCAGGTAGCTAAGGTCAATGGCAAGGAAGTTCAGATTGCTAACTACTATACCAATGGTGAGTTGATTGGTCAACATCTTCGTGGTCCTAACAAGCAGTTTGCTTGGAAGGGATCAGCCAAGAGTGCTGAGCTTTATGGTCAGAACCTATGGAAGAATGGTGGCAAGCGACTTGTGATTACTGAGGGTGAGATTGACTGTATGACTGTCAATCAAGTTCTTGGTGGTACTTGGCCTGTAGTCTCCATCCCAAATGGAGCGCAGTCAGCAGCTAAATCTATCCGTGATAACCTAGAGTTTGTTAACTCTTATGCAGAAGTTGTTCTGTGCTTTGACATGGATGAGCCGGGTATCAAAGCAGCCAATGAGGTTGCCGAACTACTACCACCGGGCAAGTGCAAGATTGCTAAGCTTCCGTACAAAGATGCCAATGAGTGTCTTGTCAATGCTCAGACTAAACAGCTTGTGTCTGCTATCTGGGAAGCCCACCAGTATTCTCCAGATGAAATCCTACATATCTCTAAGATTGTAGATGCATCAGAGACTATGACAAACAGTAAGGTATATCCCTTCCCATACGATGGTCTATCAGAGTTTCTGATTGGTCAGCGTGGTGGAGAGATTAGCCTATGGGCATCTGGTACTGGCTCAGGTAAGTCTACTATCCTCCGCGAACTTATGATGCACCATCTTACAGAAGGTCGCAGCGTAGGTTGTATCATGCTTGAGGAGTCTCCGCAGGAGACAATGGATGACATGATTAGCCTTATGCTTAACAAGCCTGTCCGTGCTATCCGTGCTTGTCGTATGATGAATGAGCTACGGGTACAGATGGGTAAGAATCCTATCAACATGCAGATGATTGATGATCTTACAGATGAAGAGTACTACACTGCTAAGCGTAAGCTAAGCGAGACTAGCTTCTATATCTATGATCACCTTGGCAACAATGCCATGCAGAATCTGCTTGCTCGTATGGAGTTTATGGCTGTGTCTCTTGGTGTTCAGGTCATTGTCCTAGATCATATCACGGCAGCAGCCGCTGGTCTTATGAGCATGTCTGACAAAGATGTTGAGGGTGGTGGTTCTGAACGAATCATTATTGATACGCTTATGAAAGAACTAAGAGCATTGGCTGTTCGTACTGGTGTGCATATTGATATTGTATCGCAGCTCAAGAAATCAGAGAAGGCTTATGAAGAAGGTGATCGAATTACTTTGCAAGATCTGCGTGGCTCCGGTGCTTTGGCTAGTGTGCCTAACACAGTTATTGCTCTTGAGCGTGATCGTCAGAACACAGACCACAAGATTGCCAATACTACAATTGTTCGTGTTCTCAAGAATCGCCTGACAGGTAGGGCTGGTATTGCAGCAACACTATTTTATGACCACACTACGGGTCGTTTGAAAGAGATCGGCTTTGCTATGGCAGAGGATGGCTCTCTTGTCTTTGACCCAGAGGAGAACTAAATGAAAGTATGCGTCCTTGACATTGAAGGTAACGGACTTGGTGAACTAATCCTTGATAGTAAGGGTAAGCCTTATGCAGAGGTTACTAGAATTCTGTGTGCCGCTACTAAGGTCAATGACGAAGATCCTATCCTTTGGTTAGAACACCAGATGAAAGATCTGGTCAAGTACCTTAGTGAGATGCCCGTGATTATCGGACATAATATCTGGGGCTACGATTTTCCCGTGATGCGTAGACTGCATGGGATGGCGCGACCGAAGTGCATTGTTGATACGCTCGTTATCAGCAAGTTAATGCATCCAGACATTAACAATCACCCACTAGGTGATAACTCTCTGGAATCTTGGGGCAAGTATCTTAAGTATCCCAAGATAGATTACAAGGGTGGATGGAGCCAGTACTCAGATGAGATGGGTACTTACTGCTTACAAGATGTCAGACTAGGCATGGCTATCTATCAAGCCCAGAAACAATTCATTACAAAGAACAAAGAACTAGTTCGCTTTGAGAGCAGTGTATCTGAAGTTCTAATGGAGCAAGTAGAGCATGGATTTAATTATGACAGTGATGCAGGAGACAAGCTGTATCAAAAGCTTATGCTTGAGAAGCTTGGTATTGAAGATGAAATGCGTGAGATCTTTCCTAACAAGATCATCATTCGTCATTCAGAAAAGACAGGTAAAAGACTGAAGGATAAGATTGAGATCTTTAATCCCGGTAGCCGACAGCAAATTGCATCCCGCTTAAATGAGAAGTATGGATGGGAACCACCACTAACTGACAAGGGAAATCCCAAGGTAGATGAAGCAGTGCTTGCTACTCTTGACTATCCCGAAGCAAAGAAGTTGACTGAGTACTTTAACACAGTCAAGCTTATGGGTATGGTTGAAGACTGGAACACCCGTGTAACATCTAGCAGAGATCATCGTATCCACGGTGGCATCAATGCACAAGGTGCTGCTACAGGTCGTTGCACACACAGCCAACCTAACATTGCTCAGGTAAGTGGCGACCACCGTGCAAGAGAACTATGGGTTGCAAATGCTGGTGAGTCTTTAGTTGGTGCTGACTTGTCAGGTCTTGAGTTGCGTATGCTTGCTCACTTCATGGCTAAGTATGACAACGGTGAGTATGCTAAGGTGCTGCTTACTGGTGACATTCATACACACAACCAGAAAGCAGCGGGTCTTGAGTCAAGATCCCTTGCCAAGTCATTCATCTATGCTTATCTCTACGGTGCGGGTGATAAGAAGATTGCTCTTGTATGTAACTGCAGCGTCAATGCTGCGCGTAACTTACGGGAGCGATTCCAGCAGGAGATCCCCGCTCTTGCAAAGGTGCAAGATGCGGTTAAGTTTGAGACTGCCAAGCGTGGTGGGGTTATCCTACCAGATGGTCGTAAGGTTCCTGTGCGTAGCGAACATGCTGCGCTCAATACCCTACTCCAAGGTTCTGGTGCAATCGTCAGTAAGTATTGGATGGTTGAGGCTAACAAGGCAGTCAAGTCTATGGGTGCTAAGCAGCTTGCTTATATCCATGACGAGTTACAATACTCTTGTCCTGCTAGTATTGCCGATGAGTTTGGCAAGGCAGTGACCAAGGCAGCAACAACTGCGGGTGAGATTCTTAAGATGAACATCCGCATTGATGCTGAGTATCGTGTTGGCAAATCGTGGGCCGAGACCCACTGAGGATTGTATATGAACAGTATGAATATTTATATTGCTGGTCCAATGCGTGGGTATGAGAACCATAACTTTGACGCCTTCTACAAGGCAGAGAAGAAGTGGTCCTCAAATCCCATGATTGGCCGGATCTTTAATCCAGCTCGTATGGATGAGGATGAGGGGTTTGATCCACAGATTGCGGAGGATTCCAAGGAACACCTTCGTAGCTGCATGGAACGGGATCTTAATGCTATCCTAGTGTGCGATGCACTAGTAATGCTACATGGGTGGGAACACTCTGAGGGAGCAAGAGTTGAGCATTCACTCGCAACATATTTAGGGATGCCAATCTTTTATGAGAGTTAATGTTAAAATTTGTTTCTATAAATTCAAGCCAATACAAGCGTGGCGTTATGCCTTTATTCGGATACTTACTAATGCTAAGCATACTCATGCTCATCTTGAGTTTAGTACCGAACCACCAATAGCTGTTATTGTCATTGATGGTAAGGCTGCTGAAATTACAAAGGTAAAAACTTTATCTAAACTGAAAGCAGAAAAGTACTATGAGTATGACATTGGTGATCTTGAGTTATCTTCTGCTGACTTTACATTCTTTCAAAGCTATCCAAAGATTAACGCAGTTAAGATGATTTTTTATTGTGCAGTTGGTCGTTTCTTTGGTATGAAGAAACCAGCTAGTTGTGTTACATTTATCTGTGACTATTTAAAGTTTAAAGGTTGGGATATCCCTGACCTCTTCAGTCCAAAGGAACTATGGGAGAGCTTACATGCTAATAATAATGATCGGTGGAAAGGCCCGCGTGGGCAAAACAACACTAGCCAAATGGCTGAGTGAGTACGCTTATAATGAAGGTTACTCTCCTATCTTACTTCCTTTTGCTCAGGCTTTAAAGGAAGAAGCAGAAACAAGAGGCTTCTCAAAAGATAAGAACCCAGAAGAGTATCGTGCATTTTGCCAGACTCTTGGTTCAGACATGAGAACTATTGACTCCGACTTCTGGGTAAAGAAGTTTAAAGAAAAGATTAAGTTCTTATACGAACAAGAAAAGAAAGCATTAGACCAAGACCCAGAAACATGGCATGAAAAGGTTGTCATTGTAGATGACTGTCGCTACATGAATGAGGTTGCTGCTGCCCGTGAACTACGAGCATTGACTGTCTTTGTATCACATGGTAATCGTGTGTTGCCCGAAGATACTGCTGAGTGGAGAAAGCATGAGTCAGAAGCAATGGCTAACTCATTAGAAAATGAAGACAAGAATTATTCTGATGTCTTTAATTACCTACTTCGTAATGACGGTACAGAAAAGAAGTACAAAGAAAAAGCAACTCAAAGGTTTGAAGAATGGTTTCACATTCTAACTGAAGGATTGCTTGGTGATCTTTGTAACTGTGAACTGTGTATGTCATGCCGTGAGGATCGCTCTCCTGATGAAGAGCAAATTATTCAAGACATTCTTAAACTACTAGATGAGGAAAAAGATAATGGAAAGACCTGATGTTGCTGTTCTAGATGGAGATATCTTGTGTTATCGTGCTGCTTTCTGGGCTGATCAAGAAGGTGTTGAGTATCTAGAAGAACGGCTATCCCATGATGTTAAGGCTTGGACACCAATGGGAATGAAGAAGGTCTACATTGCCATGTCTTGTAACCGCAAGGATAACTACAGACGGGACTTCTGGGAACCCTATAAGGCTCACCGTGATACTCGTAAGCAGATCCCAGATTGCATGGACTACGCTCTTGAGCTTATCAAAGAGCATGACATTCTGACAGTACCAAGGCTAGAGGCTGATGATATTATGGGACTTATGGCTTCTTCTGGTAAGGGGATAGCTGTTACCATTGATAAAGATCTCAAGTCTGTACCGGGGTGGCACTGGAATCCTGACAAGGAACATACACCAGATATAGTAGATGATTACACTGCTGACTATAACTTCCACAAGCAGTGGATTACCGGGGATACGACCGATAATATCCCCGGTATCTGGAAGTGGGGGCCAGCTAAGGCTGAGAAGTGGCTTAAGTATGTCCACCCCCGGAACTGGTCGGCTGCTGTACTGGCAGCTTATGACCAAGCTAAGACCGCAGATGGCGGTAAATATGATTATGATTACTGTTTGGCTATGGCCCGATCTGTCCGCATCCTACGGGATGGTGAGTACGATAAGGCTACCAAACAAGTAAAACTATACTGCCCAATAGTTGGGGCTACTGAAGAACAAACCTTAGGAGATACTAATGGATACTAAAGTTACTTGCTTTGATACAAACTCAGCTACCTTTGCTAATAACAATAACTACAATACTTCTACTTATACCTATAGAGCAGAGGGTATCCCTATGGTTCTCCATGAACCTAAGTGTCATCCTGAGTATAAGACCAAGGGTGCTGCTGGTGCAGATCTTAAGTGTGCTTTAGATATTGTACTGCATCCCGGTAGTAATCAGATGGTTGCTACTGGAGTATCCCTTGCTATTCCAGAGGGATTCGTGGGTCTTATATTCCCACGCTCTGGTCTGGCTACAAAGGGCATTACACTCAAGAATTCTGTGGGTGTTATTGATTGTGATTATCGTGGTGAGATCATGGTATCTTTGGTAAACAACTCTTATGATGTTGTCACACTAAATACTGGTGATCGTATTGCTCAGATTGTCTTCCTACCTGTTACTCAATTCCCATTCATCTCTGTCGATAAACTTCCAGAGACTGCGCGGGGAACTGGTGGTTTTGGAAGTACAGGTTTATAACTAACTAAGGAAGGATAGACATGGATACATTTCAAAACTTTATTGCCATCTCTCGCTATAGCCGATGGATGGATTCTGAATCTCGCCGTGAAACTTGGGATGAAACCGTGGATCGTTGGTGGAATTACTTTACAACCAAGGTTCCAGCCCTAGCTTCACGACCAGATGTTCGTGATGCAATTCTAAATCTTGAGGTTCTACCCTCAATGCGTGGGCTTATGACCGCAGGGCCAGCTTTGGACCGCGATCATACCGCATTATACAACTGCTCATATTTAGAGATTGACTCAGCAAAGTCTTTCTCTAATCTAATGTACATTCTTATGTGTGGTACTGGTGTTGGCTATACTGTTGAGCGTAGATGCACAGACAAGATGCCAACTATTCCAACCATCCATAAGATGTTTGATAATGTTATGTTCGTAGAAGATAGTCGTGAAGGCTGGTGTGATTCGCTCCATCAACTAATCGACAATCTATACAAAGGTGTTCACTTAAAGTGGGACACTAGTAAGGTACGCAAGGCTGGAGAAAAACTCAAGACTTTCGGAGGACGCGCAAGTGGTCCTGCCCCGCTTGAGGAAGTATTCCGCTTTATTGTCCAGACATTTTATAAGGCTCAGGGACGAAGACTCACTCCGCTTGAGTGTCACGACATTTGCTGCAAGATTGCTCAGTCAGTCATCGTTGGTGGCGTTCGCCGCTCAGCAATGATCTCTCTCAGTGATCTCGCGGATCGTGAGATGGCAACATGTAAGAGTGGTGCTTGGTGGGAATCATCAGGTCACCGCGCCCTAGCCAATAATTCCGCTGTGTACAATGGTCGCCCTTCAATGGGACAATTCCTAGAGGAGTGGACTGATCTGTACAATTCTCACAGTGGAGAGCGCGGTATCTGCAACCGTGATGCGATGAGGGCTATTGCAGTCAAGGCTGGTCGTGATGAAAGTATTTATTATGGAACCAATCCTTGCTCTGAGATTATTCTCAGACCCAATCAGTTCTGCAACCTATCGACCGTTGTAGTCCGCGCTTCAGATACACCTGAGACATTAGCTAAGAAGATTGAGATGGCTACAATTATTGGTACAATTCAAAGTATGTTTACTTACTTCCCTTATCTTTCCCGTGAAGATTCTTCATGGACAAAGAACTGTGAAGAAGAGAGACTACTTGGTGTATCTATGACAGGCATCTTTGATAACAAGCTAATGTCCGGCATTCATGGTTACGGAAAGCTCAAGCATGTTCTTGAGAATCTCCGTGAGATCGCAATCAAGACTAACCTTGATTGGGCTAAACAGTTGGGCATCAACCCAAGCAAGTCAATCACTTGCATCAAGCCAGAGGGAACTACCTCATGCTTGGCTAATTCAGCCAGTGGTCTACATCCACGATATGCTGAGCACTATTATCGTAGAGTTCGTATCGACAAGAAAGATCCTATCTATCAGCTTATGCGAGATGCACAGGTTATGGTAGAAGACTGCGTAATGAATCCAGATTCAACCGCTGTCTTTACCTTTGCTCAGTCTGCTCCATCAGGTTCTCTTACCCAAGATGAACTACAGGCAATCGACCACCTTAATCTGTGGCTTGCCTATCAGGAGTATTACTGCCAGCATAAGCCAAGCATTACTGTTAATTATTCCGATAGTGAGTTTATGCCAGTAGGTCAGTGGGTATGGGAGAACTTTGATAAGATCTCTGGTATCTCATTTCTACCTAAGTCTGATCATATCTATGCTCAGGCTCCGTTTGAGGCAATCACTAAAGAAACATATGATTCATATGTAATGGTTCCTGTCGATTTTAATCATCTCTCTTTCTATGAAAAGACAGATACAACAACATCCTCTCATACAATGGCATGCACTGCTGGTGCGTGTGAGATCATAGATCTTAAAGGATAAGACATGGGTAGAACAATAGCCCAACTTGAAGCAGCGGTTGCAACAAATAAAGCTAACTTAAATAGCTATACTTCTTCAATAGAAAGTCTTGGAAAAACATTAGCTACTGTTCAATCAGGTCTTTTGGATTTTAAAGACATTGGTGAATCTGCTTACTTTAAACAAACAGGTGCTCAAAAGTTAGCAACAAAAGAAGTTCCTAGATATACTGATGTATATGATAAAGAATATTCTGCTATTAAAGATGTTCAGTTTACACTTGGTGGTGATGCTTCTACTGCTTCAAATACTGACAAAGCTTTTTATGTGTTTAACGCAGCTAGGACAGCTGAACAAAAGACAGAACAGCAGATTGGTGAAGTAGAAAAAAATAATTTAGCTTATCAAAAACAGCAAGAAGATATTGCAAAGTTTTTGAGTAGTGAAAAACAAACAGCTCAATCAGGAGTATTACAAAAATATTTATCTTCTGTTTTAAATCCTGTTGTTCCTAGAGGTGGAATAAATCCATTTCAGTATGATCAAATAGATCTTAAAAATCCAGCTGAATTAGCTAGATGGAATGCAGCTAGAAGAAGTAACAGAGAAGTAACATATAGTTACAATCCAGTTACTAAAAAAACAGAACCTATTTATTCAATTAAATTATCTGAATCAGAGTCAGCTGCAAAAAGAGAATTAACAAGAGAGATTGAAACTACTCGTTTTATGTCTTCAGCTGATTTACAAAAGACATGGGCAAATTATTATGCCGATGAATTAAAAAGTAGTATAGCTGATTTTACTAGAAAACAAACAAAAACTACTGCCAATATAGCAGATCTAACAAAAAAAATCGCAAGAAAATAAACTATGGTTACAAATATTCAATCAGCAAAAACAAAGTTAAGCCTTGCTTCTGGTATTGATATGCCAGAAGTTAAGCTTATGCTCAAAGACATCTATACTAAGCTAGATGAACTAACAAATGAAATCAGAAAAGTTTCCGAGAATCGACCCAGAATTAATAAAGATTCTGGAAGACCTTTATAAACCTTTAGAATACGACCCCGATGTTAATGAACTAAAGTTTGCTAGACAAGCTGCGTTCAGAGCAGGACAGATAGAGGTTGTCAATAAACTGAAAGCTGTCCTCAAACAACAACAAGGAGGTAAATAAATGCCAGAAACCGAATTAACATATGATGAGTTTATAATTCTCAGAGAACAAAACCCAATAGTACAAGCATATTTTGAAGAGCAGCAGCGTATATTTGCTGAGCAACAACAAAATGATTTACTTTGGTTTAATAATTGGTTACTAAACCAAGGTGAAGGAGCATAATATGGGTGGATCACCTAAGATTAGTGGTGGAATGACCTTTGCCGAACAGCAGAAACTGTTACAGGAAGAAAGAGAATTCCAAAAACAACAAGAAGAAGAACGAAGAAAAGCTGCTGAAGATGCAGAGACTCGTAGAGTTGCTAGAGAAGCAACTGAAAAAGCTAAACTTAAAGCAGAAGAAGAACAGGCTATACAAGAAGCCTCCCAAGCTGAACAAGAAGCAGTACTAGAAGCACAAGCTCAGGCTGAAGAAACTCAGACGCAGGGCATTCAAGGTACTAATGTTCGCTCATTAGATTTCTATTCTTCTCTATACAACGGTATGAACAACCAGTAAGGAGCTATCAATGACAGGCAATCTAGTTGATCGCTTCCGAATGCTGGATGCTATGCGAACATCTAAGCTATACCGAGCAAGACTATGCTCTGCTCTAACAATTCCCAGTCTTCTACCACCTGAAGGGTGGACTGAAGAAATGGAATTACCACAACCAACATCTTCTGTTGGTGCTAGAGGAGTAACTTCCTTAGCAAGCCGAATGCTTTCGGCAATGATGCCTTTAAATGATACTCCATTCTTTAAGTTTGGTCTGCGGTCTGGTGTAGAACCTACCGCAGAAATTGGCCAGTACTTAGAAACAATGAGCTATCAAGTTTACCGAAAGCTTATTGGTACTAATTTACGAGAAACAATCTATCAAGCTATTCAAAACTTAATTGTTGTTGGAGATTGCTTGGTACATGAGATGGATGATTTTAAATTCCGTGTTACCCGCTTGGATCAGTATGTGGTTCAGCGTACTGTAGCTGGAGATGTAAATGAAATCATTCATATTGAATACGATCTAGTAGATCCAGAAGTTATTAGTAATCACTACTCACTTCCACAGTCTGCTAGAAAAGGTTATAAGACCACCTACTGCCAGTATCTAAAGGAGGATAATGTATGGAAGTACAAGAAAGAAGACTCCGATGGTTCAGTACTAGCGGAAGGTGTCTACGAAGTCTGTCCTGTAACGGTTCTACGGTGGTATGGCATACCCGGAGAAAACTACGGAAGGTCGCACTGCGAAGATATCCTAGGAGATCTCTCAAGTCTTGATGGCTATACACGCGCAATGCTTGATGGCATGGCCGCTGCTTCAGCTTTCTGGATGTGTATTGATCCATCCGGTATTACTGAAGTAGATGACATTGCAGACTCTACCAATGGCTCATGGGTTCCTGTACGACAGCAGGATGTATTTGTCCTGTCTCCATCACAGACAATGAATCCACAGATTGGTGCAGCACAGACTGCTGTGCAAACAATGCGTAATGAGATTGGCCAAGCCTTCCTTATGTCTAGCGCATCTATTCCTAGTGGTGATCGCGTTACTGCTACCGCCGTTAGAATGATTGGATCAGAACTTGAGACAGTTTTAGGTGGTGCATTCTCCGCTATTGCTAGAGATCTCATGGAACCAATTGTTAAGCGCTCAGTCTTCTTAATGATTGAAGCTGAAGAACTAGATCAACGCATGTATGAACAGTTCTTTGACGCTGAAGGTTCTTTATCCGTAGAAGTAATCACTGGTCTACAAGCTCTTAGCCGCGACACCGATCTCCAGAAGCTTATGCAAATGGGTGAGATGGTACGCAACCTACCAGAACAGGCAGCAATGTCATTCAAGTGGGATGAATATGCAAGAGCATTAATTACTTCACTAGGATTTGATGCCCGTAATTGGGTACGATCTGCTGAAGATATTCAGATGGAGCAGATGCAACAGCAGCGCATGATGATGCAGCAGCAGACAATGCAAGCTGGTGGTCAGGCTGTAGCTGGTGCGCTAGGTAATCTAGCAGTAACTGCTGGTCAGCAAGACCTTGCTCAGAATGGTGGACAGGGTATTATGAATGTCCTACAGAATTCAGGTGCTGATATGTCAGCCTTTATGGGAGGTCAGTAATGGCTAAGAAAGTAAACAAAGCTAACATGCCTTGTAATCAACCACGCAAGTCTCCTAACCCCGCTAAGAAGCGTGTGGTAAAAGCTTGCGCTAACGGGCAAGAAAAGATTATTCATTATGGAGCAACAGGCTATGGTAATAACTATAGTGCTAGTGCTCGTAAGTCTTTCCGTGCACGGCATAAATGTGACTCAGCAAAGAATAAACTATCCGCACAATACTGGGCATGTAAAGATCTATGGGGTGGTCCCGGTAAATCTAAGACATCGTGCCCAAAGAACAAGCGGTGTAAGAAGTAACCATGCACCGCAATAGAGTCTGGTCTTTTACTTCTCCCGTGTTTCGTCTTAGTAGAAATCGTCTTGTTAATATAGATGGTTATGTACCAGCTCTTGATCTTATTCAATGGAGTCCTCAAGATTATGTTATTTTGGAAGTGTTTTCTGTAAACACGCCTATAACAAATTTACTCCCAATTAATAATACACTTCAACCTGTAGCTTTAAAATGGGATGTGGTTTCTGGTGCAGTACCAAAAGGCACTGGTGTACGCTGGTCAAAAAATGGTGGAGTTTTTAATACTTGGACAAGAAATGTATTTACAAATACAACCTTTACAAGTGGAGATACCATTAGATTAGCTATTACTACAGGCGATACTGCTGGAAATTTTTCTTTTGCTCTTTATAATTCACTAGACAATCTCGTATGCAGCACTCCGTTTTCAGTGAGTGTCGTACCAGCTTAAAGGATAAACAATGATTCATACACACACAATGGCACAAATCAAAACGGTTCAAGAACCACTAAGATTATTAAAAACTTCTGTAACTCCAGCAAGTACAGACAATCTAAATGTTGTAATTAATACGACACCTTTTACACTTAATATTCCACAAACAGATCTTCCAGTAAATACATCTAGTTGTATTGTTGTACCAAATTCAACACTTAGTTATTTAAAACTAATCCCTGTTGTAAAGTCAACAGTAACTTCTCCTAATATTAAAGTTACTGGTTGGACTAGAGTTGTAAATTCAGCAGGAGCAATTACTGCATGGGTTCCTCTTTGTCTCTTTGCTTCAGCATCCATGACTATAGGATCAGACGCTATAACAGTAAATGCTGATGGTGGTTTTAGACGGATTGTAACAATTACAAAAGCACAAGGTGATGCTAAAATATATAATGCAACTAATGTTAATGATACAGCTTTTATTTTAGTAGATACCCTAGGATGTGAGCTTATTGAAGTAGAGTTCAATGGTGGAACCGCCGTAACAAACGGAGCTAATGCTTATTACGGAGCTATCTAATGTATCGTAATAGATTAAAACAATTAGAAGACTCACAAACAGCTCTTAATAATGTATATGGATCTACTAAAGCCAGTAAATTTCTACAAGATTTAGAGACAGGGCAGGACAGTATAGACTTTGTTGTTATTGGTGATAGTAACACAGGATCTGCTGTTGCTGGTATGTGGGGATATCATAATGGATTACAGCAAGCATTAAATAATAAAGGATATACTTGCTATGGAACATCCGTTTTTCCTGTTTTTAGCGAAGGCACAACACAGCCCACAACAGCTGCTGGCTGGAAAGCTGGAGCAACTATTCCACTAAAAGGCACAGTACTTTTATCAGGAAATGAAGCTACTGCACAGTCTGAGGCTCCTTCTTATTATTCTCAGTTTAGTCCTGCTGGTTATATTGATATGACAGCAGTTAATCCTGTTTATGTAAGATATGGTTCTAGTGGTACAGGTAGTTTTGGACCTAATATTGAATCTTGGGCCTATTTAGCTAGAAATAGTGCATCTTATTTTAATTCTTATGGTATGGGAATAGACCCAGATCATCCATTATCTGCTAATAGTAACACATTATATTATCGTTTAAAGTATGGTAAACTATTAAATGCTACTAATACAACAGTTTCTCCAGCACAAGATGGTGGTTTTTGTCCTATAGTATTTAAACTAGCAGGAAGTGTTAACGGCGGTGGTACTGAAATCACAACAAGAAAATTTGTGTCATGTGCTGCAGCAAATGCTAATGAAGTTGGACAAGTTTTTGTAGAAGATTTACAATTTACCACAGCTTCTTCTACTGGTTACAGAGCTGGCTGGGGTTTTGTTGGTTCGGGTGGACAAAAAACATGTGGACCTATGGTATTACATTGTCAATCAATGTATGCCAGAAGAAAAGGATGGGCAGTAACTTCACTAAGTTATTTAGGTGGATATAACAGCCAAGGAATTGCTGGTGTTTTAGGGGGTGTTAAAAATACATCCTTAAAAGCTTTAGTTAAAGAAATTAGAGAAAGACAAATAACAGCTGGTGGTAGTGGTCGTGTTGTAATAATGGCACAATCAGGAGTAAACTCCTATTCAACTGGCCTAAACTATGAAACACCACAAAGATGGACTGATGCATATAAATCTATTTGGGCATCTTTTAAAGAAATTTGGATTTCTTTAGGATATCCTTTATCTGATCTTGCTATTGTTTCTTGGGTAAGTCATCCCATTTCTTTAGCTGATGGTAGTTCTGGTAGCTCTTTGGCTAATAACCTTATTTCTGTGCGTTCTGCTGCTAATCAAATGGCTATTGAAAATCCAGACATGACTGTTATTGATATTAAAAGATTAATAAGTTATAACAGTTTAGTTACAGGTAATGGAAATGGACAGAGTTTATTCCAGTATTGGAATAATTCTCCTGTTGTTGCTCCTGATTTTCCTGCTCATCTAGCGGGTGGAGGAGCAATTACAGGTACTACATTGTTTGCCCCTAATGCAACTTTTGATTCTACAAGTTTTACGCTTACTGGTACTTATGCAACAGAAGGAACAACAACTAATTACTTTACTAATAGATTACTAGAAATTATTGAAGTTGGTTATGTTTCTGGTGGTTCCCTTACAAGTGTAGTAGCAAGTACTGGTGGTAATTTTACTAGCGCTTTGTTTTCAGGACTTGTTGCAAATAGACCTATAGTAGTAAGTGGTACTTTATCTGGAGGAGGAGGAACCATAACTGGTTATTCTAATCCAACAACATATTATATCATAGGAACACCAACAAACACACCAGCAGGCTCACCAACAAACACAAATTTTCAACTTTCAGCTAGTTATGGTGGAGCAGCCATTACAACAACAGCAGGTCCGCTTACAGGATTAACTTTTACTTATGGTATTCCAAATAGACAACCTCAGCTTGTTTTTATAACAGAATATAATGGCTCAACAAAAGTTGCTAAAGTAAGAGCATGGCCCGGTGGAACTCCTATCAATAGCGGTGGTGGTATAACACCACTAGATGTTGGTGCGGCTGGAAATAAGAATGTAAGTTATAAACTTATTACTATTCACCCTGCTGATGGTTATACTCAGTATATGAACAATGTGTTGTCTTCTTTGACAACTACAAATTTATAGGATATTGAATGAATTTAAATAGCAAACTACAACAACAGTTACTATTAAATAAGAAGTTGCAGCGTTTGCTAGAATCTTCTATTCAAGAAATCTCAAATGTTAAAACAGCTGCTGACTCTGCTGTTAAAACTGCAAGTAGTGCGCTTCAAGCTGCAGATGATTCTATTAAACCAACAGCTTTAACTTCTGGTTTAGCAGGTAAAGCTAATTTAGTACATACCCATACTGCTAGTGATATTACTTCAGGATTAGCTGCTGTAGCTACTGCTGGTATTATAGTAAATACACAAGAATTCACAAGTAGTGGTACATGGACAAAGCCAGCCAATGCTCAAATGGTTTTCATTCGTTGTATTGGTGGTGGCGCAGGAGGCAGCGGCGCATCCACAGCATCTGGTGGTGCGGGTGGATGTGCTGGTCAAGTATCCGAACTTTGGATTCCAGCAAGTCGCCTTGGTACAACTGAGACAGTTACTTGTGGCGCGGCTGGTACAGCCGGAGCAGCCGGAACTGTCAACAATGGTGGAGCAGGAGGACTGACTCAGTTTGGTCCTGCTCTTAGTAACTGGGTTTTTGCCGTTGGTGGTGGTGGCGGTACTCTTGTAATCCGAACAAATGACGGCGGAACAATTACTGGTGGTTTTGGTGCTGGCATTGCCTCTGGAAACCCCGGTCGCGTTGGTAAATACAACGGTCCCGGTGGTGGTGGTGGTGGAGCACAACTTGTATCCAGCGCAGGTGGCGTAGGCGGACAAGGTGGTCAGGGTAGTTGGGCATCCGTTACTACCCCTAATTCCGGCGGTGGTGGCACAGCAGGTGTAGTTGGAACCCCCGGAGGAGCAGGAGGTGCAGGAACCGTAACCGCAACCGGATTCGGTTCTGGCGGCGGTGGTGGCGGCGGAAGCAGCACCACAGGTGGTACAGGTGGCGCAGGTATCCGTGGCTCTGGCGGTGGCGGCGGTGGCCGTGGTACTACTGCAGGGGGCGCAGGTGGTGCAGGTGGCGTAGGCTACTGCATCGTATACACAATCTGTGGATAATACAAATGAGATATGCTTTAATCAATCCAAATAATAACACAGTCGATAATGTAGCTGAGTGGGATGGCATTACGCCGTGGACTACATCAGATACAGCTATTGAACTAGCAGCCGATGAACTATGCGAACCTTGGTGGATCTATGATCTCAATGGTTCTCCTAGATTCTTTCCTCCAACTGGAGACAATAATGGCTAAGAAAACATATAAGTGTAACTGTGGTAAGACCACAACATGCACTGGTAAAGACGCACAAAAAATGGTATACCCAAAGAAAGGAAAAAAATGAAGAAGCCAATGAAGAAGGCAGTCAAGAAGACTGCTGAAAAGAAGATGGCAGCTGTTAAGAAGATGGCTGCTAAGAAGAAGTCTTATTAATTTTTAACTCTAACGAAAGACACACACTATGAATGAAGAGACTCCCGATATGATGGAACAATCTTCCGAGACTCCAGTAGTATCACAGGAACAATCTCTTACATCGACAGCAGAGGATGCTATTCTCTCCCGTGAGAAGGCTGCTTTTGACGCTTATGTAAGAAACCAAGGTATGGCTGTTCCTGAAAACTTTAAGGACGCAGGAGCTTGGTTTGAAAGTCTTAAGACTGCTCAAAAGGAATACACCAAGTCACGGCAGGAAGTATCCGACCTCAAGAAGAAGTACGAGCAGAATCCCACTACAGCAAACCCAGTCAAACAGGATGCTGCTCCAACAAAGGAAGAGATTCCTGTCGTACCAGAAGTTCTGAAGATCCCAGAGAAGAAGGTAGAAGAAGTTAAAGCTGAAACTCCAGCTGTTGCTACCGAAGATGATTGGAAGCAGTGGACTGTTGAGTTCGCTACTAATAATAATCTATCTACTGAAACTCTAGACACGATTAAGAAGAAGACTAATCTACCAGAATCTATCATTAGTGAATACATGATAGGTCAAAAGGCAAAGCTAGAGATTGCTTATAGCAAGGCTGCTGAGCTTATTGGTGGAAAGGATCAACTAGCAAAGATGTTTGATTGGGCAAGTAAGAATCTTACCCAAGCTGAACAGAATGCAATCAATCAGAACCTCGCATCACCTTCTTGGGATGTTGCTCTCTATGGTCTACAGGCAAAGTTTGCCAAGGCTACAGGGACAAGCAAGGCTGCTGAACCAAAACAAACAGCCAGAGGACAAGTTCCAATGGCAAGCACTCAGCAAGGCTTTACCGCTTACCAAACTAAGCGAGAGTTCATGGCTGAGCGTAATGATAGACGGTTTGAAGTTAATCCAAAGTTCCGCGAATATGTGGAACAGCGGATGCTACGAACCGACTTTACAAAACTACCCAAATAATCCGCTCCGAGACAGCGGATTGACTGAGGACAGCCTATGGGTAAATCCCCCGAAAGGTAATGGATGACCCTTGGCTGGACTCACTCAAACCAGTAGACTCCTTCAGGAACAATCGAACGATTGAGCTTTCTATTATTGTCTCAAATTTTAGTCTACTTATAAAAGGAATAAACACATGCCACTAAATGATCCATTAGCCGGAACCGATATGGTTTACCGCACTTCAACCACCGCTGCAACTTCTGGTGGTAATCTCGGAGCAAATAAACTCTGGCTCCCACTCTGGTCTGGCGAAGTAATCAACGCTTATGATCAGTACAATATGTTTGAGAACATGATTGCCACCCGTACTATTTCTGGTGGTTTCTCATACGAGTTCCCAATTACTGGAACCGTAGATCTCAACGCTGCTTGGGAAGCTGGTCAAGAGCTTTCAGGTAAGGGCAACACCAGCCGTACCTTCAAGGTAAATCTTGATGCTCGTCCAATGGCTGCTCACTTTGAAACCGACAACATTGACTTGCTCATCACTCAGTGGGATTACCGCTCAGAGCTAGCTCGTCAGTCAGGTCTAACTCTTGCTAACACCCGTGATCGTCAGATTGCCGTAGCTCTACTCGCTGCTTGCGCTGTAGCTCCAATCACAGGTGATCCCCGTGGTTCTGACTTTACTACCAATGCTTTCCAAGCTCCAATTGATGTAGGCAATGTTGCTCCTTCAGCCGCAACTGAAGTAACTGCTCTTAAGGTTCTTGAGGGTATTGAAGATTACCTCGTCAAGTGTCAGGAAAACGATGTACAGGTTACCAATGTTTATTGCGTTGTTACACCAAAGGTCTTCCAAGTCATTCGTGGTCTTGGCTTGACTCGTTCTGCTGATATTTCAACTACCGCAGCCACCGCTCTTGCTGGTCTAAACTTCACCAAGAATCCAATGTTTGGTGGTTCAGACGAGTACGGTGGTCTAGGCGCTCCATACACAATGGGCATGAATGCTATGACTGATAGCCTTGACTACATGGGTGTCAAGATTGTCAAGAGCAATCACCTACCAAAGACAGACCTTGAAGGTGCTGCCATTGGTTCTGCCAAGTACAACCTAAAGTGCGATACAATTAATCTTCACGGCATTATCTTCCAGCAGGAAGCAATTGCTGGTCTATCCCTACAGGGTATGAAGGTTGATACCGTTGCTGATGTTCGTCGTAACACTCAGTTCACCGTAGCTAGCATGATGAAGGGTACTGGTATTATCCGTCCAGAGCTTTGCCGCGCTATCGTTGGTATGAATGATTCTACACCAACTAGAGCCGAACTCCGTGCTGCATTGAATGGTGCTGCTAACAACCTCACTAACGGTTTCAGCTCAGAGTACTTCTCTGTAGTCTAATGATTGATTCACACTCTACTTTCGGGTTTGTCTTTATGAACCGCGTCTGAAGAGGAGGTGATCTCATATCTACCCCCGGCTCCCTTAAGTGGGAGCCGGGTGGTTTTTTTTCTAAGGAGGCTATATGGGCTTAATTACTAAGTTACAAGCAATTAACCAAATGCT